TATGCCTAAAACTGAAGTAATCCGCTCTAAGCGGGAAATGGACCTGATGCCTCAAATCCGCAGGATCGTCAGGGATGCCATCAAGGATGGTTTACTCCGTTCTGAGAAGCTACAGGTATTTGACGAGAAGGTGAAACGTCTTAAAGGCAACCAACTCGAAGAATATCTGCAAAAGCTTTGGGATGAACTTTAACCTCTGGTCGGTAATCCTACCGATAACCTCTGAAAGAAGTCACGATGAAAAAGAAAACCTTTATCTCTTACATCTCTCCAAAGGGTCTTGCCAAGTACCCTCGTCTCGATCAACCGTACAGTTGGAATGATTCGGCTAACCGAAACATGCCTGACCCAGACGGTCACTTCGAGACTGCACTCTTGGTCCCTGAAAAGGAAGCACAGCCTTTGATCGAAAAGGTCAAAGAAGCAATTGCTGAATCTGGCATTAAGCCTAAGCATCTGCCGTATAAGCAGGAAGTTGATAAAGAAACTGATGATCCTACAGGCAACATCGAGTTTCGCTTCAAAGCCTACGGTAAAACACGAGACGGCGAACCTAACAAGATTCGCTTCTTCGATGCTCAAGGACGGCCAGTTCCTTCTAACATTTATTTGACCTCTGGTTCTACGATCCGGTGTCTTGGTTACATCTCTGTGTCCAAGATGGGGTGTCGGTTGAACTTGAAGGAGGTCCAGATTATTGACCTCATCGAGCGTGAGGCGAGCGGTTTCGACGCAGTTGAAGGTTCGTTTGTCTATGACGCCAACGATGGCGACACGGATACTACAAGCTTTGAAACTAACGAAGAAACCAACAGCGGCGCAGCAGACTTCTGATTACAGATCAGGACTTGAAGCTCGCATAGCTGAAACACTTCTCGAAAAGGGAGTGAACTTCGAGTATGAGGAGCGCGTAATTAATTACGTGAAGCCGCAAAAGAATGCTCGATACACTCCCGATTTCGTTTTACCAAACGGAATTATAATTGAGGTAAAGGGACGTTTCTTGACTGCTGATTGCCAAAAGCATCTGCTAGTCAAGCAACAGTTTCCTGAACTCGATATACGTTTCGTTTTCTCACGTTCAAAGGAACGCATTAGCAAGCAGAGCAAGACTACTTACGCCATGTGGTGTGAGAAGAATGGCTTTAAGTTTGCTGATGAAAACATACCAGATGAGTGGTTAACTGAATGAACAATGGGTCACACGAGGGTAGCGACTTCGTATGGCACGAACCGTGTCCTGCGTGTGGCTCCAGAAACAACCTTGGTCGATATGACGATGGTCACGGCTACTGTTTTGGATGTCACTACTATGAAAAACCAGCACAACCCAATGGCGAAAGCTTTGCGATGCAAAATCTTCAACTCAAAAAGAGTCTCAAGCAAGAAGGTCTACTCTCGTTCCAAGGCGAAGCAGCAGACCTACCGGCACGTAAGCTCAGAGAAGATACGTGTCGGTTTTGGTCCTACCGTGTTGGCGAGGTAGATGGACAACCTGCACAACTAGCCTACTACTTGAACAAAGATCGTCAGCCTATAGCTTGCAAGGTCCGCTTTAAGGACAAGTCGTTCAAATGGCTAGGTGACGCTTCGAGTGTTGATCTCTACGGACAGTGGCTGTGGAGTGGTCAAGGAAAGATGATAGTAGTTTGCGAAGGCGAGCTAGACGCTTTGTCAACTAGCCAGCTACAGCAAAACAAATGGCCTACAGTGAGTGTACCTAACGGTGCTGCATCTGCTGCTAAGTCAGTCAAGAAAAGTCTTGAGTGGCTAAGTGGGTATGACACTGTTGTCTTTATGTTTGACATGGACGAGCCGGGACAGAAAGCAGCAAAAGAGTGTGCTGAGCTTTTTGAGCCGGGTAAGGCAAAGATAGCTACACTGCCTTTGAAAGATGCCAACGAATGTTTGGTTTCTGGAAAGGGTGAAGAAGTTATTCGTTCCATGTGGACTGCGCAAGTCTATAGACCAGACGGTATCATCAATGGCGCAGACTTGTGGGATACTATTACAAAGCTAG